CAATTGATAATAGAGGCTGACAAGGATTGTACAGTAGTAGTTACTGGATGGTATTGTAAAGTTCTAATTAGAGGGTAAATAAAATGGCAGCAACTATAGCAGATATAACTATTGGTCAAACATGGGTAGATGTGAATACAGTAAGTGGTATCACAGTAGGTGTGGCATTCTCTATTAGTAATAAGGGGAATGGAGAAATACTTGCAATAGAATCTACAACTACTCCAGCAGCAGATTCTAAAGATGGAATCCCTATTACTACTAATGAACAAGGATATGCAGAACGTTATATCCCTACTAATAGTTTAAAGATATGGTGCAAGGCTAGATCTTCTACTATTGGCTCTACAATAACTGTACAATTAGTATAATAATAGATTATTAACGCTTGACTTTATATCCTATATGTGATAGCATCAAGAGTCAAATTAATCAATAACTAACAAGAGAGAGTAAGTGTATGTCAGGTCCAAGCTCAACACCACGTGAAAGTGCAGATAAACCTAAAGTGAGGAAGTAATAATAATGTTTGTTACTCTCTGGACTATTCTTATATGTATTTGCTTATACTATGCAGTGACCCATCCTACTAAACAAGGTGCTGGTATTAGCCTGTTATTCGTAGCAGCAGCAGTTGTACCTTATGTGGTAGGTAAGTTGATATATAATCTACCTATGCCCCAGATACACCTATTCAACTCTATGGCTGCATTTACAGTAATAACTATCATAGCATGGTTAGAGGATTCTACCCTGAGAGATAGGGTAGTTTACTTCTCTATTGCAGAGGTAATGTTAAATATACTAGGAGCTGATAGTTGGTTTGAGTATCATTATATACACCTCAGTAATAGTATATTTGATAACACAGGTGTATCCTTAACTACACTATTAGGGGAGAATTGGATATACAATACACTACTTATTCTATTCTATCTAGTAGCTATATACATTCTATATGATAAAGAAGATAGGGAACAGTATGTCGGAAATGGAGTATTACAGTTTATTGGTGATACAGTTCTTAATTCTAGTGTGTGCTTTAAAGGTATGGAGAAATGCTCAGAGAAACAGAAGGACTCGTAAGAGAAACAAATCTAATAGTAGGAGGAGGGTTAGGAGGTAGTGCAACGTTATTAACCCTCACACTAGCATTTGCTGCTCTGTTTGCAGTGCTAGGTATATTCCTAATGTGGAAACAGAATTGTAAGAGTAATGCACGTATTAAGAAAGAGTTAGATAAGAATAAGGAAGGAAGGGAAGCTTGCGAAGCTAGAGAGAAGAGAGCTAATAAAGTATTAGCAGAAGTCAGGGTTTCTTTAGATAAATGTGAGAAGAGAGGAGAGGAGCTTAATCAGCTTAACAAGGAATCTCAGCAGAAGATAAAAGATGCTATAGTAGCACAAGAAACTATGTCTAAGATGTTACAGGATACATTCAGTAAGGTTATGGATAAAATGGATTAGGGCTGTGATAGCCCTTTAGGTTTATAATCTGGTTCTACTCTACCCCTCTGGGGTGGAATCGGATTATTCTACATCATACACATTATAGTAATCTAGCTCATATTCTCCATCTACGAAAGTTCTTCGTCCGTCAGTCAAATCTCCTGCATAGTCATCCCCTATTGCACCATCCAAATCTTTTGTTAAGGCTTCTGCATAATCATCCTCTAATTCCATTTCTACTTTATGCCATCTAGTTTCTGTTACATACACTTCAATCTTCTTCATAATCCTCTCCTATAAATAATTATCTACTATTGTAAAGTTACCACCAAATGCATCACTTAATGCATTGTTTATATTCTCTATATTAGACCACTTAGTAGCTGACTCTTTAACAACACAAGTGAAAGCATAACCTCTGTGATGTAACTTTAAATACTTACCAAATAACTTATGTTCTTTAACTATGTACTTAATACCATAACCTGTTGCCACAGGATGTATAGTGAACTTATAACTATTATCACTAAGTCTAATTATCCTATCATTACTCATCGTTTCATCCCCTCTCGCACAATATCTTTAGTCAGATAATGAAAGGCATCGTCACTTCGATTACCACTCTGTAGCCACTTCTTATCTAATCTCTCTGTACCTAATACAATAGGGCCACACTTCATCTTACCTTGCCATGTATAACAGCAGATATCTATAATCCACTTAGAACCAATCGTATCAAATCCAGCATTGAATAATATCTTATCTATCTCTGGGTGATCTACATCTACTAATTCTAATGGTAATTGTCTAGGCACTTTAATACCTCTACGAAATGTCCTCACTTCCTTCTCTATAGCTAATCGTTTATTAACTAATGTGAAGGCTTCCTCTGCTGTATGGTCTCCTGTCTCCATAATCTGATTAAATAATTCTTTCTTAAATGACTCTTCATTATCTACCACAAGTGTTAACTCCGCTACTGCTGTCATATTATTGTTTCTTATGTTATAGGATTATTAATTTATTTTAAATTCGGTATATTCTTTCTTGATATCTCTAGTCATATCTCCCATTATAGCATACATAGAAACAACTATGTTTCTATCATAATCTACATCTAATGTAGCTCCATGTTTAAGTAACAACTCCTTTAAATCCTTCCTAAACTCTGCTTCACGTTCTGCTGCTGTAATCATATTCAGTCCTTCCACTCAAAATTTAAGCTTGTTTCCAAGGTACTAGCATATTTGTATACTTTTACTTCCCCTATATAATTATTAGCTACAATTATATCCTCCAATTCCTTCAAGGTTTTTGCTTCTGCTCTTATACAAGGTGTCCTTTCTCTATTATCAATAGCTATATATTTACAAGTCATCTTATAACCCTCTATCTGCTATAATCACGCGTCACCTTCCCAGTTAATAGTAGCAACAGTTTCCACATTTGAAATATGCTTATATACCCCGTAGTATGTATAAGATGGGTGATCCTTAATAAACTCTTCTATAGCTTCCTTAGTTCCTACCTTAATACTACTACCTGTAGCAAAAGGGAGATTATGTCTATAAGATATTAGGTATTTATCATTCATACATCTAATGCCTCTAAGTCTTTAGTTAATTTCTCCATCTCTTTCTGAATACGTTCTTTCTCTAATTGCTTAGAGGGTTTAGATGGCTTAATACGATACTTCTCATTAGGATACCAATTTGGGCTAGATACTGTGAACCAACCCATGGATGACGGTGCTTCAATCTCAGCTCCATTTGCCCATGCAATAATTAAGTCCCTGTGTTTATGAGGTGTTCCTGTTAGGTATTCTAATTCATTATATTCCACATAGCCCTCTCCTTCTAGCTTATAGTTATTGTAACAGCCATTAAACTCATCTATTCTAATAACCTCATCGATCCTCCCCATATACATAACCCTATCTCCTACTTCAATAACCTTATCTGTACCTTCATACTTCTCATTATTCATTCTACAAGCTCCTGTAAGCCTCTATACGGCTATCTAATATCACCCCTAGCTACCCTACCTCTTTAAGCTAAAAAGCTCTTAGAATGGAATGCAGGGCGTTCTAGGGGTATGTTTATACACTATTTCCTAAATAACAGTTTATTATCTTCTATATACTTATCCATAGTGTAGATTAAATTCAATATGAATACTACAAAGGCAAGAGGCCAATACATTATAATAAGTAGTATCAAAAACCACTCTTCTCTAATTAAATAACTCAGATTCTTATACCTCAAGTAACTGGTATAAAGTAGAGATATAATTAATCCTATTAGTAAATAGGATGTTTCTACAGTAATCATAATAAAGGTTTAGCAACTTCAATTAAGTCACGATAAGCTTCTAAGAATCCATCTCGTGTTTCTGCATCTTTGAATGCTAAGAAGTGTTGAGTTATGTTTTCACCCTCATAACAATCTAAAATCCCTGATGTATTACAATAAATAATATACTTGGTAGTATAATCAGCAGTCCAAGCTGGCTTCCAATCGCCATTCACATAATCACGTAATTGAGCTAATTGTGATAAGGCTAAGGATGCCTCTGCTAGCTCTTTAGTAGGCCATACATTCTTGTCACAAGGGTCTAGTAGTAGACTACCAGCATCAAAGGATATACTATCTAACTCACTACTGTCATCTACATACCACCCCTTAATCTGCCCTAGCTCTTCCCACTTAGGGAACTTAGGTTTATAAGGATTACTTGTTTGGCAGATTTGCTCACCCAATCTGTCGGCAACTAGACTTGCAAGGTAGTCTAATGAGTATTCTCCGGCTAATAGTTTAATACTATTCATCTTACTCTCCCAATTCATTTAATGTGGTTATGTAACATATCTCACTCTTGAAACGTCTGTAGATTAGGCCACCATATAATACTTCAAATACATTATTACCTGACATCTTGTATTCTTCTGTAGGTGGTAATTTGCTGACCTGTCCCATTAATAAGTCCATACTTTCGTCCTCTGCAAAGACAACACTATCTCCCACCTTCACCTCTGTACCAATACAATCATAATACTTAGTCATATTACATCCTCACTATATATTTTAAATAGGCTATCATAATACCATCTTTAATCTTATTATACAAGCTGTAAATACGATAGGATATAACTAACTTCTTAAACTCCCATGTATGACTGTATCGCTTAATCAACTTATCCTCTGGCAAGTTCTCCTTTGTATTCATATAGTGTTTCATATATGTATTTAGTATTACATAACACCTTTCTTTATCACTCTTAAACTTCACTCTCTATCCACTCCAATATCTCCTCTACAATTTCATCTATTGTGCCATCATTAGTTGTATTAAGCAAGTGTATATTGCCATAAGCTTGTAACCAATCCCTACTATCTCCTAAGAAGTCTTTCTTATCACCTCTAGTGAATTGTACAATATATACATTCTCTTCTCCTACGACATCTACAATGGGCGATAGTTCCTCTTGGAAACCTCCATCACTAAATACACTACCACCTACATCTTCTTTAATAGAACTAGCAGCAGCTAATCCAAAGTACTTATCTCCAAACCTAGGCTTAATTACAACCTCAGATACATATATTAATGCCTCTCTAGGAGAGATAGGAACATTATAATTAGCATCTATTGTAAATGCTCTATTAGATTTAGTTAGAGCTGTAATCTTATGAAACTCTATACTTGGTATGGCTAATGTTGCAACAGGTTCTTCTTTTAATACTCGATGATTAGCTGCATATATGAAGGTAGCCAAGTCCCAGTTAAATAATGTAGCTGTACACTCATATAATTTATCTTTGAATCGTCTATGTTTAACTTCTTTTAGCTTACTGCAAATAGCATCAGCAATAGTATCCTTCCCGCTGTCCTTGGGGGAGTTTAGTATAATTACTTTGCCTGATAGATTAGTCATAGTATATAACACTCCCGTCCTTTCTAAACAAATCACTATTTAAAGGATACCTATCTACTATTAAACTCATATCAGATGTCCTAAACTTGTAATCATAAGCTCTATCATCCAGAACCTTGTCTAATAAATGATGCAATTGATTTATAGTATAAGAAGACCCCCTTCCTTCTTTTATTCCATAATTTCTTAAATATACTCTTTGCCCTAATCTAGTAACAGCTTCATCTATTAAGGTTAATAAGACTAAAGTAGTTCTACCTGATGCTCTATCTTTCATTTTATTACTATACAACCACTTAATACTCTCAAAGTGTTTCGCTTGTTCTTTTGTTAATGTAATACCTTTAGTCATAATCACTTACCCCGTTTAACTGGCTTCTTCTTAACTAATGTAGTCTTACTAGGCTCACCCTCTTTAATCTCTAGGTTTAGATGATCCATTAGAAGATTGATACGTTGGTGTACTGATTTATCTGGCTTATGAAAACTTGTACGACCAGAGTAAGTACTGGTAACTGTATCATAACCTAATTGCTTTTTTAACTCCCTATTTACTTCATGCAGGCCAGTGCTACTATTAGCTAAGGCATCCCTATGGTTATCATCATATTTTTCAAATTTAACATCAGCCTCCCTAATCTCGGCTTTCATCATACACATTACAATAAACATAATTACTATACATACTACCAGCCCAATCTCAATTCCACTCATAATTTATTCCTCTTAATTAATGTTATATGCTCTTGTAAGCCTCTCTAAGCCACTCTTATTTATACCTTAACTACCCTACTACTAAACGTCAAACGTTGCTTAGGATGGAGATATGGAGCTTGTAGGGGCATGTTTTAATCCCGTTTAAACTTGATCTCTTTGGCTAGTATGTTGAATAATACTTTACAAGGTTCCTCCAATAGAGTACATAATACTAGGAGTATTATAATAGATAGACCTAATGGGTATAGAAGCGCAGCTCCTAATAATATAGACCAACATTCTCCATCATAATCTCTGGGTTCCTTACTATCTAATACCCTGTTGAGGATTATCCACAGCCATAACGTTATTAAACTAGGTAGTAGCCAGAATAGTAATAACCCATCTACTGTACTCATAACCTCACTCCTCTATAATTTATTAATAAACTCTTCAATTTCAACCCAATCATTACTAATCAAACTTACATGTCCTAATTCTACACTCTGTTCATACACTGTGTCAAACTTTATCTTACAGTAAGCATCCATTATATTCAAATGATTATGCCTATCATCTATAAACACATCACAATTAACATAATGTTTCTCTTGAGTAGCAATAAATCCATCCATGAAAGGAAAGTGACGTTTAAGCCAATTTACCTTACTCTTATGATGATTACCCTTAACATGTGATACAAATACAATCTCCCATCCTTGGGAAGATAATGACTGTAGGCATTGTACACTATTCTTAATAGGTTGTATAGTCCTACCTTGTATTTGCTTAGTAATATATAAAGGAGTTTCTTCTGGCCTCTCATCGTATATATCAGATAATCTCCAGAAGTCCATACTATCTAAGTGATTAGGTAGATCGAAGTAAGATCCTAAGTCATAGTTTAATAGCTCTGTACTGCTCCCTTTAGGCATACATAATCCATCACCATTTCTAGAGACTTGTTGTAACCAATTCCAGTGGCTTATGTCACTGTCTGCCACTGTTAAGTCTATATCTACTCCAATAATACCTTTACTCATATACTACTCCAATGGTAAGTCTAATTGACCTTCTAGTTTCTTGTTGTTTAACCTAACTCGAAACTTGTCCCTAGCACTATACACAGCTTCTCCTATTAAGTCAATAGGCACAGAATAGTCAGCTTTATTTAATACCTTGCTAAATTCAATTATCAACTCAGGCCAAGTCTCTATATGAGGATTAACAGAGAAAGCATTCTCATAAGGAGATTGGTATGTAATTATTGTACTGTCTAATTCTTCATTCATATTAATTTTCCTCTATTTTATTTAAACTGGCATATTCTCCGAATAACTCCTTAGCTTTTTCATTATAGACCAAAGCGGCTTTCTTTTCACAGGTGAAGTAACCTAAGTAGTATTTCTTACCATTCTTACTTATCTGAGATACCCACTTACCATCTCCTCTACGTAAGCTCACTCCTTTATACATACTAGTAGAGTTTTCAGCAGATCTGGTATTCATCTGATTCTGATTTCTAGTCACCCACCTACAATTACTAGGTTCATAGTTACCATCATTGTCTATTCTATCTAGTTGTAAACCTTTTTTGTAACCTCCTATAACATCATTATAGAAATTCTCGAAAGATTCTAGCCATCTATCACACACAGCGATACCCCTGCCTCCATAATTAAGATAGCTCTTGTTTCCTAAGCTAGTACACCGAATCCTCATATTCTTCCATACTATGTAAAGAGGGTGTTTACATAACCCATGAGTAGTTTTTATCTTAGTAATAGATTCCTTATGCAGGCATCCACAGCTCGCTGTATTGCCACTCCTTAAAGAAGCCCCTAGTACAACCACCTCTACGCCACACTCGCATTTACATAACCACGAGATTTCTCCCTTCTGCCCTCTCTTATTAACCCTCTTAATCACACTTAACCTCCCGAACGTCTTACCTACAAGGTTAATTACTTTTTTCATACCTTTTACCTAAATAATCTAAGTCTACAAACATAGGATTGAAGCTACCTTCAATTACATTATGTTTAACTACAACACCTCTCCAATGTTTATTACCTTGATATCCCTTGTAGTCCTCATCATGTACATAACAAGCTCCTGCAATAATAGCCCATTGCTGCTTACCACTGCTGGGAAGGAAACGTGTAGCTACATCTAAGGTTTGCTTATGACCTTGTGTAAATGATTCCCCTACATTCTTTAGTACATTAAGTGCTGCTCCTCCGTAGGGCTTTCCACTCATGGGGTTCGCCATAAAGTGTACATATGTGACACCATTTACAATCACTGGCTTCAAGAAATCATACACTTCCCAACCTTGTTCTTTATATTTGAGATCATCATAGCCAAAGAAGCCGTGTAACTCAGGGTTGGAATCTACGTGCCTCATAATCCTAAACTCATGATTACCTAATGTAAACACCATACGAGGTTTATATCTGATCTCTCCATACTCAGCTAACTCCTGTTGTTGTAGATCATATAGAGGTTTTAGCAGTACCTGCATACCATCTATTGCTGATTTAATATCTTCATGTAATCGCTTACCTTCTGCTGAACGCTTTCCTTTATCATAACTAGATAACGATGGCATGTCTGCATGATCCCCTAGATGAATGATTACATCTGGTTTTCGATTAGCAATATACATACCAACCCAGTGTAAATAATCTAAGCTGATGTCTGGCCTTACTTGCGTATCTGGAATGACAAAGTGTGTACAATCATCTGCAATATCGCCTACTGTAGTTTCAATCTTCATAAGAGGTTTATCAATAACTACCTCATACTTTCTATCAAAATTTGCAGGTGTAGGTTTTGTATCCTCATATGCTTTAATCATATTATCTACTGCCTTATCGCTCTCATATTCACTCCACCATTTCGTATATGTTCTCTTACTCAAGAAATCTGAAATAGTTGATTGTGGTATCTTAGTAATCTCTTCTATCTTATACTGCGTGTATCCACCTTCATCCAACTTAACTACCTGCAACTTCACTTCATCATCTTTTAAACTACTCATATATTCTTCCCAATTGTATTTAATTGTGATTTTAGATTAGATACTTCTTGCTGTAATTCTCCTACTGATTTAATTAACTCTTTAAGGAGTGGATATTTACTACGATCATTCCGCTCTAAGTGGTTTAACTCTTTAATCATTTCTTGTACATAATTATTGGACATGTTAATCCTCCTCTATCAATTCTTCAAATAAGCAACCTCTATCTTTAAGAAACTTAATAGCTGCATCTTTATAGTATGTTACATCATCCTGTTCTAGTTTATATATCTCCTCTCCATTATGGTAGACTAAGGCATCTCCTAAGTTTATTAGTTGTAATTTAGTTTCCTCCCTCATACACTACTCCTCAGTTTATCTTCAACTTGCTTCCTACGTTTAGCTGCATTACTATCTGGGATAATACCGCTAGCTTTTAACCACACTTTATCATTACCTTTAATCTTACAAATAGATATAGCCTCCTTAATAACGCTAGCCTCCTCGAATGTAATACCCATCCTATCTGCATAGCTCTTAATCTTATGTGCTGCCTTTGTGACTAATTGTAGATTATCCTTAGACGCACATAGATGTTCAATGAATGGTAATACATCCTCCCAATCTTGTAGACTTACATTACCTTCAATGTGATCTACTTCCAGTTTACTCTTACCTTCCCATTCTCCTGTTAATGCACAATTAGTTCCAGATTTAGCTCTTCCAGTGTACCCCGCAGGTGGTGGATCACATTGCTCATTCTTAAACTGTAATTTAACTGGGTATTTCTCCCATACAGCACGTCTTAATGATCCCCGTAAGAATGTAAAGAAGGATGATTTAGTAGGCCAGATATCTGGGTATAATTCCCAGAGTTTTTTACTCATTTAATAATCCCCATACACAACCCATCTCCATCCTCATTAATGATATATCTATAGTACCTCCAATCTATACTACTGTTAGAATCAAGTACTTCCTTATACGTATTAGTATCTCTTATATCGTACTCCTCTTTTAATTGAGCATCAATCCTCTCATCTATATACTTCTTCACCAATCGTAGGCTAGTATTATCTAACATCTTTACATAGGAATTAAGTAGGCTTAGTTTCCCGCTTACTACGCTTAACTCCAGTAAGGTATATTCTTCACTCATACCTTATCAGCCCTCACCTTAGCTTGCTCATTACTATAACTACCTCCACTGTATCGCTTACTAAGCTTAACAATATTCCCTCGTAGTATCTCTTCTCGTGTTAGTCCCAGTGCAGCTTCGATACCTTGTAAGTAGAAGTAAATATCCCCAATCTCTTCAATTACATTTATTAGGTCTAATTCTTTCTGGTAGATAGTGTATTTCTTAATAGCATCTAGTAATTCCCCAGACTCTCCAGATGCCCCTACAGCCATGTGTAACAGATGTGCTTGTTCTGGTGTTAGTTCTTGTAGTATATCCTCTCCAGACTTAACCAGATTAGACACCATCTTATTAAACTCTTGTTCTGTATTACTCATAAATATTATATCCCGTATCTGTCCAATAATATTCACCAGACTCTTCATCTAGTTCTACTTCTTTTAACTCTATTAGTCTATCTAATAACTCCATAGTAAATCCTGTGAGATACCCCACTCTGGCAGCTAATAGTGTCTCCTTGTTTGGATATTGACTCATACTAAATGTCTTCATAATCTAATGTACCCTCTATTGTTATTTGTTTAATACTGCCTCTTAACTGTATAGATGTAATCATGCCCTCATCATAGTCTATAGTAAATCCCTCTATAAAATCATTGTCAGGGGTTTTTATAAACTTAATACCTTTAGGTTTATTTGATTTCTCTATCAGGTTAGAGTATGCCTTATCTATAGATTCCATTAAGAAAGTATGTGCTTCATTAGGTGCCATGGTTTACTCCTCCTTAAATAGTTCAGATGGATGATACTTAACTTGCTTTACTGCCTTTTTGAAAAGTTCCTTGTCTACACTAGCTAACTCATCTACTAATAACATATCAAATTCCATTCCAGTTATACTAGATGCAGCTTCAATGTATGTATATTCCATATCTTCTACTTCTGGATAAGATGGTTTATCACCTTTGTATAGTATTGCTACTTGTTTCATTGGTTAACACGGCACTTTATTACAAATCTATTATATACTTTAGCCCAGTTGACAAATTCCAGTATAGATTGAAAAATATCCTCACTTATATCTTCTTCCTTAATATCCTCTAGGGAGAGTCTTGGATCCTCATTACACCAAGCTTCCAACATTCTGTGAGAAAATAAGAAATGATTATCTGTTACTTTAAAAAGATATTGACATCCTATCCCTACATTACTTAGTAAGTTATGGGCAGTAATCAATGTTTGACAACTGTAGTACAATTTCATAAACCAGTTCTTACTGTTATACTCATCTTTTGCAATCTTTAATAAAACTAATACCTCCTGTTGTACCCTCTCTCTTTCTTCTATAATAATAAGACGTAATTCTTTATAATCTTCTAATGTTTTATCTATATCAATACTCATATATCACTCCATACTTAGTAAACTCCGTAAACACACTCCGAGTATCATTCTCTACTCTCTGCATATTCACCATGACAAATATCTCCTCCAATACACTCAACCAATTTATCTGCATAGAATTCCCTTGCCAATCTTCTGTCACAATAGGCTCTGGATAGAATAACTTATACTGCTCTATTACACGTTCTAACCCTTCTTTCTCACTGGTAATATCATGTAATAGTTCATAAGCTTTTACATCTCCAAACTTAATATTTGATTTACAAGTAGGTTTATAATTATCGGCTTTATCTCCTAGTACTAATTGAGCCAACATGAACTTGTAGCCATACCCTTTTAGTACTTTAGTTTTAGCAGTACCTTGTAATTCAATTCTTAACTCGCCTAGTCCTGTACAATCAATAATACCTAAATCACTTTTATCTGGATTGAATGCTTTAACAGGTTGTGCCATAGTATCTTTATCAATAGCAACAACAACATGATTATCTTTACCATAAGCATCTATAATAACTTGATCATCTACCTCAATACCTTCGACTACCTTAGCTCCTAAATGATCTATAGCATATTGCCTCATCTCTTTAAAGATAATAGGCTTCTGCATATCATCACGATTACCTTTATACTTCATTAGTTTGGATTTATGTAACCTGAACTCTTCCTTACCTCCAATGTACATTACATAATCGCTAGCACCTAGTTCTTTTAGTACAGATGTGAGTAGTGTTCTGGCACTGTAGAAGTAGTGAGCTAATGTCTCTTCATCTGTAAGTGTATTACCATCTGCATCCTCTTTCTTCTCACGTCTTACACTTTTAACTATAGTGAAATCTTCAAGTGCTAATAGTGGCTTATCTTTCTTAATACGTTTCTCGTTCTGCTCTCCTAGCCAGCCTCCTAATACCTTACCTCTGCCTTTAAACTCTGTTACATTCTTAAACTCTTTACTGGTATTAGATTTAGTATGTGTAGCTGTTATAAAATGTTCATCTGCAACGGCTGCTGCCTTGAATATAATATAATCCCCATCTATAACAGCTACTAGATCATTATCAGGATTAAGTACATCCCTGATTTTATCGCTATTCTTGTTTGTACCATTCTTCTTCAATGCCATAATCATTCCTCAAATTCATTCCACGTCCTTGTGGAAGGGTTATATTAATCGTCTAAGTCAAAAGGACATTCATCATCAGCATCTACTTCTGGTTCCGCTTTAGGTGCAGCTTTCTTAGGAGTAGTCTTCTTCTCTGTCTTTGGAGTCTCATCTGCTTCTACATCCTCTTCAACTTGTTCTGCTGGTTTAGTATTACCTCGTGAAGCTTCATACTCTTCTAAAGCTTTCTGCATCTGAGAGCCTTCGTAGTTGAGAGCTTTCTTAATACGATCTGTGTAGTACTTGCGTAACTTGATAGCTTCTAGTTGTTCTACTGTAACAGTGTCGAAGTCAATTACTACACCTTCCTCAAACCCTTCAATAGATAGTGCTGGTACATCATCTAACTCTTTCTGTCGCAAAGCTCCAAAGTCATTACTAGGGAAGAAGGATTCACCACTCGCAGCTAGTACCTGTAGATATGGACTATTCAATAGATCCACTAAGTAATCAGAATCCTCCATTACTTTCTTATTACCTGTAGCCTTGCAGAGTTTACCTACTGTAGACTTACTAGAGAATTGAGGTGTAATAGCAAAACCTTTAATATCCTCTTTATAGCTAGGATCTAGATATACACGATAGTTAACAGGATCGCTGTCTTCTGAATACTTAATAGAAGTCTCTGTTAAATCAGAGATAATACCTAACTCATTATCCTCACCACCGTCATAGATATTAAATGGCAGTTTAAATGGAGTGGTAATCTCTTCATAACCATCTACTCCAGCTTTAGCTAGATTTTTATACTTATCCAATTTCTTAGCTTGTGCTAATAGTTCTTCTGCTTCCTCCTCTGAATCTGCATAAGTGACATTCTCAATACCATCTTTAGAAGGGAATACCCACTGATCTTTAACGATCTTGAAGTCCATCTTAAATACAGGATGATCTACTTCTTCAAACTTATCCCATTTATTCTCTTCTAGTTTAGGCAATCCTACAATATCCTCAGCCTTCTCAATAATATCGAATGCTTCGTCTTTAGTAGATACTACAGTAATACCTTTATCACTCACCTTGAAGCCTTGATGATGTAGTCCTAAATCTACTAATGCTGCAATACGTGCATAGTATGAATCTTCCTCTAATTGTGAATTTACATAAGCCCAGTCTACATTAGATTGAGATGATGTTTTCTTACTTTTTGCTGCTAAAGCCATGTTGTATTTCCTCTTAGTTTAATTTAAATTAATTTATTCATTATATGTGGGTAGTGTTCTTTATTCGTAGTACACCTCCACAATTTCTCGTTCTTTTCTCTCTACAAAGTAAGCTGCGTCTAGGTCATATTCTAAATCCATATCAGACATACAGCCATCTCCTGTGATAATATAGTTATACCAAGCTATGTAGTAACCCTCTAACTCTACTACTACATCTTCAATAATATACCATCTATGTACATCTCTTTCACCTGTATATACTACATTAGCATCTTCCAGAAACTCAATCATTATATCTTCGTCAACTTCATAACCTTCTCGAACACAAATTGACTCTAATAGTTCCTTAACTGTTTCCATTACATTACCCTCTTAACTTATTCATTACAGCTTGAATCTGATTCTTATAGCCTAACATATCTACCACAGTAATCTTCCTCCAGCCTTTCGTATTATGTAATACATGATTGCCAATCATACGTTGCTCCTTATGTACTCTACCATCTGCACCTAAATAACATTTACTTCGGGTAGAATTAACACTAGGGATTCCTCTATGCTTCTGTCGTTTAGTACTCATTTACTTCTCCTCCTGTAGTTTATAATCACCAACGAAATTAATAACTCCTGACATTGGGCCTAATTTTCTAGCATCTACATCCTTAATACTATTAATCATACTTTCCTTTGCTTCTAACAGTTTTGACTCTGCATGAGACAGTGAGTTAACAATGGCTGCAACTGGAGTATCTGCATTCATTAATGCACCTACTGGATAATCAAAGGTATTTAACCTTTCTTGTAAGCTATCTACACGTAATTGATATTCTTTTATATTCAAGTGTTGATTCTTAATATTAGAAAGGTCGCTGGAATGGTTAATCCAAGATGCTATTGGTATAATAGAGAACGCTATACCCAAGAATATCATAAATAAACCTCCGCCTTCATCGTACCTATGGAATGACTTCATGACTCCTAGTATTACTACTATAAAAGCCAATAGCCATAATATATAAAATAACATTACACTTTCTCCTTAACAAATAATACAATACCTTCATGTGCTACATTTACTTGACTAATAACTTCATTTTCTTGCATAACTTTTCCTAATGTGAGTTGTTGAGTTAACCATTCATATGTTAGTGTTAATCCCTTACCTCCGTCTTCATGCTCGAAATCATTGATGGGAACTTGTGATAGAAATTTAGGCATCATTGTTTATAGTCTCCTTTAATACATAGTAACTGGCAGGAAAACCACCAGCATCTTCTTGTTCTTCAATACTAGACCATTCTTCAAGATCTAAGTACTTACATTGTATAGTATTAAATGCAGATGTTAATACATTTTTATCTACCACTATATTATTTGAACCCGATACACCCCTTAATAAATCCTTCTCAATATAGTTATTAGTGATATAACTATGAACTCGTTGTAGTCTCTCTGGATACTTAGCTAGGCTTACTAATTCAAATGCTAAGGGTGGTGCTTCTCCATTTTCATTATATGCTAATAAGGGGTATTTTAATTTTCCATCTTCTACGAAACCTCCTTCTCTAGCAACATATACTGGAAGTACATATTTACTAACAGATGGTTTACTAATACCAACACTTTTACCTAAGTTCTTAGCAAATGTCTTAAACTTAAATTTACTCATTTCCCATCTCCTCTAATAGTTTAGTTGCTTTATCAATATCAGCTTGTAATTTACGTTTAATAAAGGCACGATTGAATGCCATGTCTAATTCAGCAGGACGGTAATCTTCTTCTAGTCGAGAGTCCTCCAATTCCTTAACACTCAAAGTATAGAAGGGATCAGCCTCGTCTTCATCCCATTCTGTGATAATTAATGTAGCCTTAAATTCATCTCCAATTTTATATCGTTGTTTATCGCTCATTTGTGTTCTCCAGTAATTTCATAGTTAATTCCTCTTGTTGCTCAATTCTACCTTTAAGTATATCTACCTCTACTTTCAACTTCATGTTCATTAGTATTGCCCACCCTGCTATTAGCCAAGGTGTTGTCAGTAAGATTGTTATTAATGTGTTCATGTTAATTCTCCTCAAATTTATAATACATAAATAATAATATCCACACTAGGTTAGCCATAGCTAGCCATAAACCACCTACAAATGACCACCACTGGTTTAGTGATGGATAATACCACAAGTTCCATATACCCCATAAGAAAAAGAATACCACTGTGGGGTAATAAATACCTTTAGTAACTTTATCTTTATAAAGTGTTATTACATTCATCCATAAGAATAAACCTCCTGTAAATTCAAACAGGGCGTTCATTATATCATTGCTCATATCAATCCTCTATTTTGTTTAAGTAGGTGTATTCACCGTTAAGTTCAAACTCAATACATAAGAAATTCTCTTCTATTTCTATATATTGTAGATTATTACATTGTAAGTATCCTGCACTATCCCTATTAAAGTGTCTACAATGACTACAACCATATCCTTGTTCTACTATTGTAATAAATTTGTCTCTATTCATAATATCCATCAGTGCGTTTGACTCCAATTATTTCCCACAGCATATCCCATCTCTAAGGGTACTTTTAACTTATAATGATTATTAGTCATCTCTACAGCTTTAGATATTAACTCGCCAGCTCTAGTATATGCTAAGTAGTATAAATTACCTATAGATGGCAACACCTTACATTCACCTTCTATCTTTTTAGATGCAGTCTTAGCTTCATCTTTAGTCTTATATAGTTTAGAATCATTTATGCCATCAATACTAAGAAAGTAAGTATTATTTTTACCTTCTATTATTTCACTCCATACTCTATCATCATTCTTAGAGAATGTCAAGGCATCTTCTTCACTATTAAACTTCTTAAATGTGAACCTACTTTTAGACTCCTCTAGTGCTACTTCATCGTGCATGATAATCATAAGTTGATTAAACTCCATATTCTTCCAATCATCCTTGAAGAAGTCAATCTGCAATCCCTCTTCTGTTAATAACTGATCGTGGAATACAGCCATAGTTTTAGTAGTAATAGCTCCAAATGATTGGAATAAGGAATTAAGCAAGGCATGTTTAAAACGCGTAGGGATCTTTCTTCCATCAATACCTGTAATAAACTTCTTATTTCCTTTAACTTCCCACCATTTCTCTACTGCTGCTTTAAGTTTAGCTAGGGGTTCAGCAGCAAACCAAAACGCTGCTACAATACCTTCTGCTGTTTTTAAATCTACACCTAGCATAGTTGCAATCTTAGCAGCCATAGCTCCGAATGTCAATCCATACTTAACAGATTTAGCCGATCCTCTAGCAAACTCTCTTCCAATTACCTCAGATATTCCACGAGCTGTTACACTATGTACGTCATTTGGCTGTGATAGTGTTAAAGACTCACAGTAGGGTTTCCCCTCTATATCATAAGGGTAACAATAATGGCCCTCGCCACGAGCCTCTAAACTAGCCATATCGCTGCCAATCTTTAAACAGTTACTATCTACTTTAAATAGTGAACGCATTTGATGTCCAAATAGAGATGTGTGTCTAGGGACATTAACCACTCCCTTGTGTCTCATACGTCCTGTTCCAGCTCCTAATGTATCAGCCTCAGTAGGTACGCGCCCATCTTCACGTAAGATAGCCATATACCCCTTCTCAGCTTCTTCATCACTATCCCAGTCTGCATCTCCGCCTAGAATACTTGAACGTCTGTGTTTATATGTAAGATATTCTACAATATCCTGCACATAAGGAAATCTCTCAGCAATACGTTCTAGATCCTTACACAGCTCTTTTTCTTGCCCAATTGTGAAGCTGGGGTTTGTCAGTACTTTGCATCCATACTTCTCAGCCTTCTCCATCATCTTACTTTTTAAACTCAAGTAAGTAGGTCTAGCTCGTAGCTGCTTACAACGATCAGAACAGAACTCAGAGTTAAGAGTCTCTTCTATGTATCTATCTACAGCTACTTCCAGTTCTTCCTTAGTACGCTTAATCTTAGTGCCAGACTTTAGAGTAATATCTTTCATCTTATACTCAGAGGGTTGCCATCCTAGAGATACCAGCCACTCTTTAATATGGGTAGTATTTTTAATCTCAGCTACCATAGTAGTCTTCAATGCCTTCACCTCAACAGGCAACATCATCTTCTCACCGAATAGCTCTACACTTAATTCTTCTTCATTAACACTACCGCCATGTTTATCTACGAAGTTTCTAAGATGTGCAGCTACAGTCTTCTCTGTGAATGCTACAGGAGGGAAACTGTAATTACCGTCACCATTAGCATCATAATCTTTATTTAGTGTAACTCCTTGTACATGAATCTGATTATTCTTTGCATCATACTCTGCATCCCATTTATCTAACCACGATTGCCCTGTTTTAGATACTGAACCATTAGCATTAATAAATCGCTTAGGGAATGGAATCTCCTTCTCTAATATCTGACTAGCTGGAGGTGTATGCTCCTTTAGGAACTTCTTAGTAGCTGGACGTGGAGGTAGTAATGGTTCTACACGTTGTCGTCTTTCTTCCATGAGTTCATCTAACTGGTGTATACACTTCTCAGCTAATTCTATGTCAAACTTGAATCCACGATGAGATGAACGGGTTACAATTTCTGCTACTTTCTTCTCTAATCTAATAGCAGGTTCCCAGTTCCAGTTATCTTGCTTACGTTCCTTCTCTAAGTAATGGAATACATCTGTATTAGACTTCACATCAAAAATATTGTAGTACAACATATCCACTGCAAATGTATTGTACTTATCTTTCTTAGGTACGTGTGGTCTAAAGTCTACCTTCTCAGCACCTCCAGCCACCTTAGATAATTTATCTAGACTATGACCGCATAAACGATCTGAGTTTAATGTTTTAGATAATATCATTGTATCTACAATATCTACTTCTCTGCCACACCACGTATCAGATTCTCCATCTAATCCACCAACAGTATAGTCCATATCGAAGTATAGCTTACAGGAGAGGAAATCGAAGTTAATTCCATTGTGGAATACAACCTTATCTAAATCCTTAATACCTTTAATGTAATCAGGGAACTCTCCTAGTTGATAATGTGTGTATTCAATAGGTTCATAATCTTTTAATTCGTAAGTGTACTTATCATCTTTCTCAATAAACTCACGGCCATCTAGAATATATTTCTCCCCATCGTAGAAGGCTATAATCTCATTAGTCTCATGTATCTCTAATACAATACAGTGAGTTTTATAAGTATCTTTAAGTTTATAAGGCGATGAATTATAACAAATACTCTCATTGTTGAGTAAATTGTTAGTCTCGATATCTCCTGTAATGTTAACTGCCATACTACACCTTTATCTTTTTAATAAACTCAATCTTCTCATTAATTTTCTTACGCAAATAAGGCTCTATAGGCTCATAGTCATCTTCATCCTCAATCCATTCTCTCATATCAGCATCTGAATACCAAATAGACTCACCTAAGAATTTAACATATAATCCACACATAGTTGTCATTGTAATTTCAAACTGTGGGTACTCATCCTCCTGACCAATACATTCCCATATATCAGCGTCTATATTATCACATGCCTCTACTACTTGCTCTAATTCTTTATTCATTTAATAATCCCCTCTTTCATTAATTGCTTACTAAGTCTTCTGTGCATCTTACTATAACGTTCAGGTTCATCATACTCTATGTTGTAATACTCTCCTGTTTCAGTGTCATATTCTATTACAGGGTATTTATTAAGAATAATAGCCTTAGCTTCTGCTAAAACAGCAGCCCTCTTCGTGAGATATCTTCTACCTTTAGTGGGTGCATAATATACAATAGATTCTTGTTGTATTATCATATTAATAATCCTCAGTGTTATTCATATCCCAATCTTCTTTATTGTGAAGTTTAGCAGTTTCTATATCATAGAACAAGTATCCTGCCTGTCCTGTCTCTCCTGCATCTCTAGATTTAAATAGTGTAATCTTAGTGGTGTTCTTTTCCTCTAAATCCTCTGCTGTTTTATCCCTAGTTAAGATGATATTAACTGCGCCTGATTTATACAATGCAGATGTACCTTGCATATCTTCTTCTGTAAGCTCTCCACCTTTACTGCCAGCCTTACCACCACCTCCTGACTTACGTGTGTGGTTTACATTAATGAAGGTTACTCCATCTCTAGCTTTAATCTTTTTCTGCCATCCTACAAATGCAGCCTGTTCCTCTACTGAAAGCGTATCAAGAATATCTTGAATAGGATCTATAATAATAATCTCACAACCTGCTTGTTTAATCATCTTCTGGATAGTAGTTTTAACCGCAGTTAGGTTATCTAAATCTCCCTTATCATCCACTAGGCAGAACCTTTCATTACCATCTTCATCCATAAATAGATTGAGACACTCTTCCTTATTATTATTAAGAAATTCAATCTTCTCTTCTTTAGTATGGAATCTTGATATATTTCTACCTAAATAAGATGATAGCAATCTAGTTAAGAACTTACCTCCTCCTGCTTCTAGGGATAGAACACCACATTTGTAAGGTGCATGGAATATCCAGAATAATTCACACAGATTAGTTATCAATGTCTTACCAATACCTGATGCTGCAAGTATATTGATAATCTCTCCTTTAGGAAGTCCACCACATAACATCTTCTGTAAGGGTGCTAAGATAGGGGGTAATGGTATCAAGTCTTGAGATACTGAATCTATTACAGCATCCCACATATCATTTCCAGATATAACTCCAGCTAGCTTAGGCTTCTCGCTATCATAGAATGCTCTAATCCATTCAACCTCTTTACCACCTACCAGTGCATCACACGGATCTTTACAGCCACTAGGCTGCTGCATAATCTTAACTTTCTGGAATGGTAATACTTTCAGTAGTTCTTCTGTCGCCGTATCTCCAGCACTATCCATATCCATAGCAACAATGATATTATCATATCCATCTAGGAAATCATACTCTTTCTGACACTGTTTAGCTACTGTACCTTCACCAATGATAGAACTTACTATATCTACAGGTGCTATTTCTATTCCTTTCTCGCGTAATCTCTTAGCTCTGTACTCTTCAATCATGTGCAAGGAGGCCGCTACATCTTCCTCGCCTCCGACAATCAGCAAGTACTTACCACTGCCTTTACAATTAGCTTGGTTAAATAGATCATTCTCCCATGATGTATCACCCGTATGGCAGAACTTCTTAGTAGCACATATACGTTGCTTATAAGATACTAGCTTAGGCTTCTCACTCTTAGTCAAACCTCTTGTAGATGGATACCAACGATACTTAGCAGCACCATCATCATCAAATGTAGTACGGATACCTAGCATCTCATTATACTTATCCTTAATCTTACGCCAACCTCCTCCAGACTTACTAGACTTAGCAAATACTTCTTTTAATTCTTCTCTAGTGATAGATACTTTCTTCTCTTTAGCTTTCTTATTCCTACTAATCACCCTTGTCTCCTCTACTTTATTACTACGTTTAGCTATACTTGATGTGATTTTACTTATCCCTAACTCAGCACCAAGATAACTAGCAGCTAATTTATTGTGAGATTTATATTGCCCATTAGGACATTTAGGAGTTTGGCAATAGCCATCAACTGTATCATCTGGTTTTTCATACAAGGATAGATTATCTTTGCTTCCACAATCGAAACACTCTACATTTTGTAGCCAGACTCCTTCTTGCTGGTCAGTCATACTAAGCCCTTCTCTCTTAATCTAATATAGGCTTCACATTCTAGTATACCTCCTTCAAATAATACCTCAGATGGATGGTAACAGTGTATACCAGTGTAGTACTGCGCT